ATATGCACGACATTTGAACCATCATCATCTATGTAAACATTTGAACCAACTGTCAGTGTATGACCTTGTGGATTTGTGTTAGCTATCGAGCAGGTTGGTGCGATGTATACCACATTTGATGTTGGTGCTAGGAACTGTTTGTTTCCAGCATTTAAGACCATTGTATGTTCAGCCTGATCTTTGATATCCTGTTTTTTAACTTGACTACCTAAACGAACTTTGGTAGAACGTTCAATAGTTGGTAAATTCTTAACTCCACCCCTGAGACGGAGTACCAAGTGAAGTGTAGATTCCTTCTGTACATTGTAATCAGCAAGTGTTCTACCATCTTCTAGTTGTTTACCTGCAAAAATAAGACGTTGTTGGTCAGGTGGTATTCCCTCTTTGTCTTGTATTTTTGATTTAATATTGTCTATGGTATCAGAAGATTCAACTTCGAGGGTTATTGTTTTACCTGTAAGTGTCTTGACAAAAATTTGCATACTTACTATTATTATATGTTTGTATTTTAATTTGCATACAGTAGACCGGCCATTCCATTTTCAACTCTCAAAATATTATAGTTGACCGCATAAATTGGATCGTTTATTGGGAGACTTTTGCTCATGAGTTTGACTGAATTAAGACGACTAAAGTTCAATGTTCCTGTAGGTTGAAGTGAACTGGTTGATAAACAGAAACAATATAAAAAGAAATCTGGGGATGTTACAAAATTTGTATGATAAAAGTTCATTACATCTACAAAGTGAGGTTGACACCATTTATAATTGGATGTATCAATACCATTTATATTTAACTTAACTTTATTTGATGTTGATGTTAAAGCTCCATCATGTTCAGTGTTAGAACATGCGATATATTTAACTGGGTGATTAAATGTAAGTTCTTGAACGAGTTCATTTGAGGCTTGATTCTTTTGAACTTGAGTGATAAGCATATCGTGTTTCCGTGATGCGAAGCTTCCCCTTTCTTCATTATCTAAATAATAATAATTAGCAAATACTTCTATATTGTAGGCACTTGCATTTGGTCCCCAGTAAATTCTAAGTTCAACGTTGTGATAATTAAGGGCTACTAATGGTAACGCACATTTGGCACCCTCACAGAAGAAAAAACGGAGGGGGTAAAAAAATGACGATGCGCTTGCACCTGGGTGTGTACCATTTGAACTTTTTGAAACATTTTGTGCAAATGTATCAATGGCAATATTTTCTGTAAAAATTGAATCTTGGGTATCTATGACTGAACCACCAATTAGAAGTTCAACCTTATCTACTAGGGTTGTCCAATCTTCGATTTGTAAAGATTCATTCATGTTATCGACAACCATGTAAACGTGACCTAGAAGATCACCCGTTTTTTCAATTTGAATACTGGATAAGGAATTATTTTTCACCGCTCCAAGAATGGTTTGTTTTTCCGTGGATTGTGAAAAATTAGCATGTCTTTTGAATGTTGAACTAAAGAAGGATATTTCTGGGTTGCCCACAATATATTCATCCTGGGCACCTATAGCGATCAATTGAACAATACCAGCAGACATGGTATACTACTCTAAGGGGAGAAAATTACAGATTGGGTTTCCTACACACGAAACGGAGGACTATAAAATTATTTTCGACGGGACTTGGTGGTTTAATGAGAAGACCATCCTGATTTCTTATTTTAACTGTCAAACGACTAATTGTTCGAATGGGATTTATATACTGGGTTACGATTGGATAGTTGTCTCTAAAACTGATTATTCCAAGATCATCAGTTGTTACGAGGCTCGCAAAAGAACCTCTTATCATACTCATGTCAGACTGCCCCGTGAGAACATTTGATGCTCGGTCGGAGAAAATGGAATCAAGTTCTTCTATAGAAATGTAGCAGTGTTCACTCCCATTTGACGGGGTAACTGTGTTAATTCGAGCGGCAATAAGTCTAGCCTGAACAACATTGTGAAGTGGTTGGTTCAAAAAACATGTAAATGTATTTGCACTGGACTGACCAATTGTATCAACTGTAATTGTGTGATACTCATAATTGAGATCAGGAATCATCTCTGTTGGCGATGTGATGAGAGCCATATATAGTTAGTTTAGATTAAAGATCCACCGATTCCTTCGACAATCTTGTAGGAAGCGTGGTCACCCACAAGCTTTTGGGCGCCACAGAGACCACCTGGGGTTAGGCTCTTGGTGTAGGGGCTGTCTTCCTTACCGGATCCTGGTACGCAGTCCATGCGGTTCTCGAGGTCGAAGATGGATTCATCGCTGACAATCTCGATCTCGATTGGCTTGGGCTGGTATTTGCTGCTTTTCCTCATGATACCTAGAACAGATATGATTGAGAAAAGTATGACGATGGAAGTGATAGCATTCCTATTGGTCTTATTGAACTTGAACATTTATAATGTATCAACATTTTTTATAAACTGCGTTAAAGGTAATTTTTTTAGTTTCTACATAGAGAGTAGATGGATGAAGAAATAGTCATCGACCGCGGACACACGACTGTAATGAAATTAGACGCCGATGAACAGGCCCTGATGGATGAGATTGAAATTTCAGCCCCACGTCCTCAGCCGGTCCCCAGACCAACTCCCTATCGACCCCAAAGACCTGTCCACCAAGAACAGGAAACGATGGATGCCTTTGTAAACCCCAACAAGCAGACGGCCCCACGGCAACCTATGCAGGAGGAGGAGATTGATTACGGTGAGGATGAACCTATGTTTTATGATGACGGGGAGCCCCAAATGAATGGCACACCCCCAGGTGAGCAACCCTCTAAGGGATACACATCGGTGGATGAGGAGAAGTCCGATCTCATCAACAAGTTGGCACGCCTCGAAAAGAAGGGATTCGCTGTGAACAAACGCCTGAATGCATACTCAAATGTGGAGGAACTCAGGGCTGAGGTTAAGAGGATTACCTACAGTATAGATGTGGAGCAGTCTATACGTTTCTCTAGGCGAATGCTGGTGGCGTGTGTGACTGGTCTCGAATTCCTCAATAAGAGGTACAACCCTTTCGAGATTCAATTGGAGGGGTGGTCTGAGTCTATCATGGAGAATGTTGACGACTATGATGGTGTATTTGAGGAACTCTACGTCAAGTATAGGTCAAAGGTCAGTGTAGCTCCAGAGGTCAAGCTCATCATGATGTTGGGTGGTTCGGCCATGATGTTCCATCTGACCAACTCGATGTTCAAGTCGGTGATGCCCAACATGAATGATGTGATGAAGCAGAACCCAGACCTAGTCAAGAATATGATGAACGCTGTTCAGAATACAACACGAAACCCTGGGGGTCCAGCGACAGAGGCCCCAGTTGGTGGGACTGGGCAGTATGAAATGCAGGGCCCAGGTCTAGACATTTCCAGTTTAATGGGTGGTATTATGATGCCCCCACCACCCCCGATGAACACGACACCCCCCACAATCCAAGAAGAGGAAGACGTCTCCGATATCATGTCTGTCTCTGGGGACTCTACAGGTGGTGAAGTTAAGGAGGTCAACGTGGGGTCCACAAAGGCTAAGAGGACCAGACGGAAAAAGAAGACTGAAATTAATCTCTAAATACTATATAAATGATAGCGTACTGTCCGCTTGAGGAGGTAGATCCTCCCGTCCGACAACAGAAAGTTGTCGAAGAACCGGTGGAACCNAAGGAGCCAACGGTTGGTCGNGAAGAAACTGAAATGAATTACGTCATCATGGGTTTCATTGTCGGCGTGATTATTCTCGCCGTCTCTGATTCCATCAGGGCGTAAATGTATTGAATCTACCTTGGGGTGTCCCCCCAAGTTAGTTTCCAAATAAGATACCTGCCATCCCATCTTTGATTCTCAAAATGTTGTAGTTAACGGCATATACGAATATAGATTCATCAGTTCTATTTATACCTCTCACTGCGTTCCGGATAATAAGTTTAGCGTTGTCGATACGACTGAAGTTGCACGTCCCAGTTGGACTATATTCAGATGCATTTAAACAAAAGTGTGTTGTGTAAAATCTCGTGTACAGCATAGCTTTGTTTACGGGGTCATATACAATTTGACCAAACTTGGATTTGAAATAATTCTCAATTGTGTGAAAGTACATGGGATTCATGGATTCCAATAGGGGTGTACCGTTGAGGTGAATGTCACACGTGTCAAATGAGAAACGGTCATTTATATAGTCGCTACCCGAGGTACTGAACCCGAAGAACAAAGACTTCACGGGATGATTAAACTGTGAAATATCTAAACTGTTGTAGTTGGATTCGCTAAAATCTATGGGAAACTCCACCCGTTGTACCTGTGTAACCACCATATCTAACTGACGCTTAATTATTGCCTCTCTTTCATCCGTATCCAAGTAAATATAGTTTCCGTACAGAGTGATTTTTTTCTGTGCGGGGGTGGGGCCAGCCACATTATAGTGTGCGTCATCGAAATTGATTCGTAGTTCAACTGTGTGATTCTGTAAGGCTACGAGGGGAAGCACAGTCCCACCATCACAGAAGAAAAAGTGGAGGGGAACGAAGGCGATGTTTCCTATGTTCGCCTTTGTATTTATTTCCTGTGATTTCGTGTACGTTCCTGCCAAATAATTCGGCCATATATCACTACCGTAGTCATAATGATGGGAATCCACCTTTTGACCACCTATATAGAGATCGATTGTCGAATTGTAAAAGAGATTCGAAGATATGTTACTTTCACCGGTACCTTGGAACCATAGACCATTTATGATATCACCGTATACTGGAATCGTTATCGAGTTGTCGGTGTTTGTTATATCCTTAATCAACTTGGGGGCTTGTGAAAAGTTTGTATGCCTCGCAAATTTTGTTCGAAAAAATGAATGACCATCATCACTGGTGAGATAAACATCTTGCACACCCTTAGAAACAAGTTGTATTAATGCACCGGACATTTATTTATTAATTAGATTATAAAAATAGACACTTTCCCTGAGGGAAGTCATCCTTCTTCTTTTCTTCTCCACCCTTTCCATGAATTTTGAACCCACCTTGGCGATACACCTTCATTCTCTTATAGTACATCGCTGTAAAGACTGACCATGGGTCGTGGATGTCGTAAATGTGGGGGTTATTCTTTTTACCCTTGGTCTCCCTCATGATGCGTCCAATACTTTGAACAATGTCAGACTTTGGGGAGGCCAAGATGACCGTGTCTAGGGTTGGTATATCTAAGCCTTCATGGGCTTGACTGAATGTCGCGAAGATGATCTTCTTCTTGGAGGATTCTTGGAGATCCTTCTCCTTCATACCACCCATGTAGAGCCCAGAGCTCTTTGGAAAACATTGGTGAAGAAATTCACAATGAAATCTTCTATCGCTTAAAACGAGGAGTTGCCTCGTCCCCGCTGAAGCCTTTTTTACGAGTTCTGCCAACATTTTGTTCCTATTTCTGTCTTCGACCAACTCTGTGATCATATTGGGCATAGAGATCTTTCCATTCCTCATAGAGGGTGGGGGGTTGCGGTAATTGAAGCATTCGTAGGTGACTGTAAATACCTCCACCTGTTCCTGATTTTTCCTCTCGACGGCGAAGAATGTGGGTCCCATGAACCAGTGGAGGACTTTGGTGAGTCCATCCTTCCTTTCTGGGGTTGCAGAGAGACCGAAAATATGCTTTGGGCACAACTTGAAGAGAGACTGACTGAATACTTTGGCGCATATATGGTGGGCTTCATCTACAATGAGGGTCCCAACACTTTCAAAGTCCGAAAAGCTGTACTCCTTTAGGGAAAGAGATTGTAACATGGCGATGACAAAGTCACAGTCAACCTGTTTCTTATCCTGTTGGACGACACCAACTGTAGCCCCGGGACAAAACTGCTGGATTCTCTCCCTCCACTGATCAGCTAAGAACTGTTTATGAACGATAATCATGGTCCTGTAGCCCAATTTACACGCTATTGCCAGGGATACGGTGGTCTTCCCAAAACCACACGGGAGTGAGAGAACGCCATGGCCCGCCTTAAGAGCTGCAGCAAGTGCTTCATTTTGGTGTGTTGCGTCTCGAAGGGTACCGGCAAACTTCGTTCTAATCCGGGTGGGTTGGGGTCTTCGGTCCTCCTTGGGTTCACCAAGTTTTTCGACACCATAGAAGCGCGGGACACAGATACCATTTTTAGTCGTTTTAAAAACTTTAAAAGGTGGTGGCGGAAATCCATAATCTCCATTGACTATAGGTCTTACGGTAAGTTCTTTTTTAATTTCTTTGAGGGGTCCCTCATCCGTGAGGTACCCAGTTCTAGTGAGAACTGTCATGTCCTTAAATATCATAGTGAAACTTTAAATATATTCGGAAGATTTAAGAATCCAGGTAAATCCTGAGTGATTTCCAACATTCCAGTATCCCTTAAATTCAGTTTCAATTTCTACTTCATCTCCCCTGACTAACGACTGTATAGGTTTACCTTTGACTTCACACATCACCCGTCTATATCTAAATGGAACTTTCACTTTGAGGATATTTCCTTCTAGGGGATTGTCTGGTGTACCAGTCGTTGTGAGAAGGTGTTGTTTATAAAGATGAACAGTGTATATTTTTTTTGAAATATTTTCTGGAATTAAAAAACGGATATACATCTTCCCATTGTATTCATACATTGGTTCGTAAACGGATGCTGAAATTTTCATTGATGTCTATTACGATATACTAAAATTATAACTATAAGTATCATAAGTAAAAGGATTACAAGTTGACTAACTGTAAATGGTTTTATAGGTTTTCGTGTTCCGAAACATTGGTGACTAAGTGACCTAGAAACTTCCACCGCAGATTCTATACTCGAATATGGTGTATGTCTGGGAGACATCATACCACACATGGCAACTTTGGAGCATTTCCCAAAAAAGGGGAGCTGTCCATATAGACTGAGAACTCCCGAGGATTGTGAAAAGGTCCATCCATCATTTTCATTCCAATCTGCACCCCACCCAATTCTTATATCTTCTGGTGGTGGTAAACCAAGTTGTTCAATAACTTCAAGTTTTAACATTTCGGGAGTATTAGATAGAATTTCTCTGGTTATTTTGCATATAACACATGATATAGTTTTCCCGTCTGATAACACTCTAGGTTGTAAATTCCAAGATGTTGTCGCAGCGATCTCGAGATCGGATTTTATTTTTACAGGTTCGTTATAATCAAGTAAAACATTTATGGCTCCGTATGTACTTTCACGAACCTTTTTATCAGCTTCGGGTCCCCAATTATCTCCCAAAAGTTTTAAAGCTGGGCTATTGTCTATACACAAAAATAAATATCCATCATCAATGGTCGTATTGTTGGATAATGAAGCCTTATATGTATCATCCATATATTCAACCTTTTCAACTTCAACATCGTAAACAAAATTTACACCAGCTTCAATGAGAGCATTTTCCATTTCATCACACATAAAACGTCCAGAACCCTTTTGTGTATAGGGTTTTGAGAGAGCCACGTGATTGAGATTATTTACAAACTCATAGGCTGACATAACATCCCATGTAACACCGTCCATTATAAGAGGAAGATGTTCGAGAAGGGTTTTAGCACCCTCACTCACCGCCCCCACTGCATCTTTTAAACTAATACTCCTGTATTTACCTGGTTGTGTAAAAACTTTGAATATGAGGGTCAATAGTATACCATAATCTTTTACACCAAGAGAATTTTTTAGAAATGTGGTATGTCCACCATCATCTTTAGATGGTTCGAAAACATCATTCCAATTTATATTCATTTCTTCAAATAAAGAACGTGTATTTACAAAGGCTTTATCAAATACAACTCTATGTGCGTGAATATCTCTCAGACCAGTTTCAGGTTCCCACCATGAACCACCAGCTGATGTCTTTTTGTCGTAAATTGTTATGTCATGGTCTTCACCTGAGTGAATAATCTCCCAAGCGAGGGACATCCCCGTTGGGCCGGCACCAATTATATGAATCTTCATTCTACTTTTAGTAGACATTAAAAATATCTTCATATGATAGGTATGTTGACTGTAATAAAACCCTTACCCAAACCAACTCAACAGAAGGTAAAAACTTGGAAGTTTGCCGCCAAATTCCTGTGGAAAGAGCGTTTTATCGAAGATAAATCAGAGCTCGGGAGATGGACAAAAGATCAACTTCTCGATCTTGGTCCAACATTTGTAAAATTAGGACAAATTGCGTCCACGAGGGGGGACCTCTACCCCCCA